AAATCAGATTGAAAAAATCCTTTACATTTTGCTATAATACATAGGCACATGCGGCATTGGAGAAGTGGCTTAACTCATTGCCCTCTCAAGGCAACATTCATGGGTTCGAATCCCGTATGCCGTACCATTATCGTAGATTATGCCTGATACCTTTAGGGGTGTTCGGGCTTTTTCTTTTTGTTCCGGGAATTAAGGGCTTTTGAAAATCGCGCCTTGTAATTGTGGTCGAACTCACGGATTTTTTGGAGCAACCATTACAGGAAGAGGGTTCACAAATACAAGGCGCCCAACAATTACAAGGGGACGTGAACACCCTCGTTTTTTACTGATTTCAACAAGGATTGGTATGGGCTTTTTTGATTTTTTCTTCGAATGTCACTAGTCAAAACGCTTTCCGAATCTCCATATATTGAGCAGGCCATTCTTTGCTTGCTCCAAATGAAAGGAGATTGAAGAAGATGAAGAAAAAGAAGAAGTTTTATCTGTTGCTTCAAAACGGTAAGACCCTGATGAAGGAAGCATCAGAAAGGGTAAGGGTCAACAGGCTGATTGAAAAAAACGTTCTGGCGATCATGCCTGTGACGGAAGACGGGGATATCGACGACTCTGTCGACAGGATGATGTCGAATTCCGGCGAGTTCTTGGATGGGATATATACCTTCAAGATCATTGATTTGGTGAGGGGACACTCCGAAGGCTTCGGCGACTTGCCGCCATGCACGAAGATAGATGTCACGTTCCGACTTTACAGCGACAATTGTTATCTCGACATTACTGACGATTTTTATCTGAACAAAATGGATAAGGATAGAATCGACGATTTATTCTGGAGCGTAGGATTGAAGAGGGATAATGACAACGGTTCGGACAATCTCAATGTTTGTGATTTGATCGGCAAAAAAGGCGTCTGTTATGTAAAGTGCCACGAAAACAGGACACGTTCCGGAGACGTTCGGCGCGAAAGAAGGATCGTCAAGTTTTTCGACTATAACCCCTATGTGATCCAGGAGGTCAAATAGTCATGTTTTCCGTTTATTCCTCTAATGTCCTTGAGAAAGAATATAACACCTTATATAAAAGGAAAATTGAAATTAACAACCTTGACGATTTAAAACAAGCCGTCTCTTATGATTATGTTTCGATTTGCTTTAAGGATCATCAAAGAAGCAATGACAACTTCATGGAATCGGACTGCATCATCATGGACATCGACAACGACCATAGCGATGATCCTTCCAGATGGATCGGACCTGAGAAAATAGGCGATGTCTTTCCCGATGTCAAATATTGCATCCATTTTTCCAGGCATCATTTGATCACCAAGGGAAGCAAGGAGGCCAGGCCCAAGTTTCATGTGTTGTTTCCGATCAAGAGGTGCTCCAACGGAGAGGATTACAAGGCGATAAAATTGAAGATACTGAGATTCTGCAAGCTTTTTGACAAGAAGGCCATCGATAACGGCCACTTCTTCTATGGCACGAAGGAACCTCAGGTCATGTATTTCAAGGGCGGGCAGACGATAGATGATTTCCTCGAGATCTATGACCTCAACGAACTCAACCTGAAAGTGGATGGCAGAGGCGAAATCCATGACGATATCAATCTAGCCGATTCCAGGGAGATACTTCGCTTCCCGATAGAGGAAGGGAGCAGGAACAACGCCATGTTCAATCTTGGACGAAAATTCATCATGAGGCATGACGACACCGGGATTGCCTATGGGTTGTTTTTGGAGCAGGCGAAGTATTGCAATCCACCGCTCGACGATAGAGAACTCAACACCATTTGGTCTTCGCTCAAGAAGGGACTGGCCAATTTGAAGGCTCAAGGAAAATATCTGTCGCCCAAGGAGTTCTTCAAAAACAACGTCGTGCTCAAGACCTTGAAGCCGAAGAACTTCAGCGATTATGATCAAGCGGTCGTTTTTTCGAAGTACTTCATGGGCAAGATAGCCTATAGCGATGCCACCAGCTTTTTGATCTACAAGGGAAGCCACTGGGAAGAGGACGATGTCACTGCAAGACGCTTTGCCCAGATATTGACGGACGAGCAGCTCAAAGAAGCCGACAGGCTGGCCCTCGATGCCGAGACCAAAATAGAGGCCTTGGACGGCGGGTTCGAGGGATTGAAGAAAAGGCTCCACGATGGCACGGCGACCGACGAGGAGAAAAGGCTGGTCCATCAATACCAGGACGCCAAGGACTATAAGGGCTACATCTTGAAGAGAAGGAATTCCGGGAAGATCCAATCGTCGCTCAACGAGCTGGCGCCGATCGTCCAGTTCTCCATCAAGGAACTGGACAAGGACGAGTTCCTGCTTTCCACCCCGGCCGCCACCTATGACTTGAGGGAAGGGTTGAAGGGAGCCAGGACCCCTTCGCCAAAGGACATGCTCACCAAGATCACTGGCGTCTCACCATCGAACCGAGGAAAGAATCTATGGCTCAAGTTCCTGAGCGATGTCTTTGACGGCGACCAGGAGCTGATCGACTACGTGCAAATGATATGTGGGGTATGCGCCATAGGGAAGGTCTATATCGAGGGCATCATCATTTCCTACGGGGACGGAGGAAACGGCAAATCGACGTTCTGGAACACCGTCGCCAAGGCCTTGGGAAGCTACTACGGCAAGATCAGCGCCGACGTCTTGACGACGAACTGCAAAAGGAACGTGAAGCCGGAACTTGCCGAACTCAGGGGAAAGAGGCTGATCATCGCAAGCGAATCCCAAGAAGGGGCGAGATTTGACGACAGCGAGATCAAGGAGCTCTGCTCCACCGATGATATCAGGGGTGAGAAGAAATACAAGGCGCCTTTCGATTTCACCCCGACCCACACTTTGGTTCTTTACACCAACCATCTCCCCAAGGTCAAAGGCGTTGACGACGGCATCTGGAGAAGGATCATCGTCATCCCTTTCAACCACAAGTTCATCAAGGACAACGCCGACATCAAGAACTACAGCGACATCCTCTTCGAGGAGAGCGGGGAGTATGTCCTCTCATGGATCATCGAAGGCGCGAAGAAAGTCTACGATTCGAAGTTCAAGATCGAGAACCCGAAAGTGGTACAGGATGCTATCGACAACTATAAAAAGGACAACGATTGGTTCGGCAAGTTCTTAGACAACTGCTGCGAGGCCAATCCGAGCGAGGAGTGCAAGTCCTCGGACCTTTATCAGGCCTACAGGGCATACGCCACCTCGCAAGGCGAATATCCGAGAGGAACGACCGAGTTCTATACCGAGCTGGAAAGAAGGGGCTTCAGGAAGGTGCCGAGAAGGGAGCACGGGGTCAGGCTGGTCTTCGTCAAAGGCCTGAACATCATAAACGCTGATGCCATCAATGATTTTTCCTTCCTGCAATGATTACAAGGCAGGGTCGGTAGGGTCTTTTCCATACTTTCTAACGTCTAGGGAGAAAAAGAAAAATGATGAATATATAGAGTTTTGTGAATCGACACTACCGACCATGACCCTTGTATTTGTTGAAGATTGTAAAAACCTCGATAAACACGGGCGAATCGAGCAAAGCGAGGTGATGAACATTGAAATTGAGTGAACACCTTCGATTGATAAAACAGAAGCAGACCGATATCGCAAAAGAGGAGCGGATATTGAATTTCTGCAAAGGACAAGCAGACGCCTCCGACAATTCATCCCCTTGGAAAGCCAAGTGCGAGGCCGAGGCGGCGAAAATAAGCGAAGGCAGACAAATGCTCGACGACATGAGACTGAAGGCACTGAACGCCCTGGAAGGCCAAAGGAACGAAAGAGCAATGTCTTTCATCATCAACCATTATTTGGCCTTCAAGACCTATAAGGAGATGGAAAAGGAGATGTATCTTTCAAGGAGCACGCTTTACCGAATAAGGGACGAGGCCATAAAGCTTATGGAAGAGATAGAAGTATGAAGTGTGTTTCCTTGGCCATGTCGAATGAATCCAAACGGTCCTAACGTATCAAGATAATTCAAAGATTGCAAAAAACGTTTAAATTACATTGGTTACGTTAGATTGTTTCAACGTGAAGACACGTGAAGAGACGATCGTCTGGTTTGTGGTCTCCTTGGATTCTAACATAGCACCTTGAAGTCGACCAACGTTAAGACAGCAACCATACAAGGCGATATTCGGTTTTGGCTATAGACGTCAATAAAGGCTAAATGATCGCAACGTACGGCAAATGTGGGGCCTTCAGGGAAGAATGTTGTTACAAGTGCTCATATTCAAGGAAAACATTTAAGAGAGATTTCTGTCTTTCGTTTGGTATACGTCGAAATACATTAGGACTTCTAACGTGATTTAAGGAAAAGTCGCCTTGAGGAGATTTTGTCTTCCATTCGGTATACCTTAAAATACGTCAGGGAGACTCGATGTAATTCAACGTAGGAAGGCTTTTCGGATTTTTGTCTTTCTCGTCGTCTCCTGACGTCCTGCGTCGAATCGATCCAAGCGTAATCGACATGGTCAAGGATGCATCTGATAAAGTTGGAACACCATGAGACAAAATGGAACTATAGGGGTAAAAATGTCGATGGTAAAATTAAGGTGTAAGAAGAAAAAATCTTATTTCTGCATGTTTTTCAAATAGAAAGGAGGGATCTCATGAGCAAGAACAAACGTTTGTATGGTTCAAGCATCTACGACGATTGGGTCAATAGCGGCAAGCTCAATGACGTCCTTTCCTTCATCAAAAAATGCGCCCAAAGACTGGTTACTCAAAAGGAGATGTGCAAGCAATTGGGCATGAATGCTTCGACCTTCTCTTCCTTGAAGAAAGAACACCCGGACATACAAGCAGCCATCGACAGTGCCAAATATGACCTCAAGTGTGATTTGGCCAGCGCCATGTACAAAAGAGCGATCGGCTACGAAGTCATAGAGGAAGATCAATTAGTCGAGGAAAGAGACGGGAAGACCAAAAAGAAAGTCCATCGCATCAAGAAACAAGTCGGACCGGATTACAAGGCGCTCGTCTATCTCTTGACCAAGCACTTTGGAAAGGAATATGGCGAAAGTTACGAAGAGTTGCTTTTGAATGAGCGAAAATTTGCTGCCAAAGAGGTGACATGGACTAACGCAGACGAAGTCGTGGAGGAAGAGGAGTACGATGAAGGGGAGGACAGTTTCCTCTAGCTATGTAAATTTAGAAAATCAATTAATGAAGTTTTCAATCTCCCATGGGCTTGGCGGTTGTCATGGCTGCTAAGTCCTTTTTGGTAGCTGACCCCTCCCCCCCCGGGTTCTCCTTTTTTCTGGGGCTGGGTACCGCTGAGGGGGACTCACGAAAAATACGGGCCAAATATTTTGAAATTCTCGGTTTTCCAAAAAGATATATGGGTTTTGTAGGGTTTTTGCTTCAAAAATAATGTCTTTATAACTTGATATAACCGCCTCAAAGGGTGATTGATATACACGAGGAGGCATGGATTATGTCACTAGAAAAACTACAGGAAAAGCTTAGTAGCCTCAGCAAGGAAACAAGAGCCTTATATATAACAAGATTGACGAGAAGTACCGAATAACCATAAACGGGAAAGGTAGCCTAGAGCTTGTCGATATAAGCAGCTTCAAGGTCCTTGCTAAGGGCGAAAAGAAGATACAGGAAGCTATGAAAAAACTTATTATGGGAGCTAGGTAATGGCTCCTTTTTTCTTGGTCTGAAGCGACATAAAAATATAGTTCAAAATACCTCGATTATTGAGTTGATATCGTGTGTTTTTAGAGCCATATATGTATGTGCGAAGGCTAGAAAACACACCTTCGGGAAAGAGGTAGATTTAGATATGTTTAAAGAGAAATTCGGTATTGAAATTGAGTTTACTGGAATTACTAGAAATAAGGCTAGCAAGGTCGTTGCCGAAGTCATTAACGGATCGATTAATGAGACAAGAGACTATTACGACACAAAGGAAATAAAAGCCTTGGACGGACGTAAGTGGAAGGTCATGTATGATGGTTCCTTAAGATGCCAAACCAAGAGAAATGGAGATGTCATAAGCGCAGGTAGAGATTATTCATGTGAGCTTGTAAGTCCTATCCTTACCTATGATGAGGACATCGAGACCTTGCAAGAGATAGTTAGGGCTTTAAGGAAGAGCGGTGCATTTACTAACGCCAGTTGCGGTATCCACATCCACCTTGATGGCGCCGAGCACGACGTAAGGACTATTAGGAACTTCATCAACATCATCGCCAGCAAAAACGACCTTCTTTACAAGGCGCTTGAAATCAAGCAAGAGAGGATGAGGTTCTGCGAGAAGATGGACGAGCATTTGGTGAGCAACATCAACAAGAAGCATCCTAAGACATTGGCTCAACTCGCAGACATCTGGTATCAAGGCTACTACGGAAGTAGGAACACCCATTATCACGATAGCAGATATCACTTCTTAAATCTTCATAGTTTCTTCACTGGTAACCACACGGTTGAGCTTAGGGGTTTCAACTCTGAACTCCACGCTGGGAAGGTTAGAAGCTACGTTTGCTTGGCTTTGGCCCTTAACCATCAAGCATTGACCCAAAAGTGTGCGAGCAGCAAGAAGCCACAAGTCGAGAACGAGAAGTTTGCAATGCGTACCTACTTAAATCGAATTGGGATGATTGGTGAGGAATTCAAGAACTGCAGAGTCCATTTGACCAATGCCTTGAGCGGATGCTCGGCTTGGAGGTTCGGAAGCAGGGAAGCCACGTTAGGAGGGGCAAGATAATGAAAAAATACTATTTAGCCTATGGTTCAAACCTAAACCTAAACCAAATGAGAAGGAGATGCCCTAACGCCAAGAAGGTGGGTAGTTTCCTTCTAAAAGGCTACGAACTCGAATTCAGATATTATTTGACAATCAAGGAAAGCCCCAATGGCGAGGTTCCTTTGGGCATCTTTGAAATCGACGAAAGTGATGAAAGAAGCCTAGATAGATACGAAGGCTATCCGACTCACTATCGAAAGGAATACCTAGAAGTAGAACTTAACGGCAAACCCATAAAAGCCCTAGTCTACGTCATGAACGAAAAGATTAGGGGAGTGATGGTTCCTGACATGTTCTACGTGAACATTTGTCTAAATGGTTATGATGACTTTCGTTTTGATACTAAGTATTTATTCGAGGCATATGAGAGAATACTAAGGTAAATGGCGAATAATCGTTTTTCATAATTTTTCATAATTTTTGATTATTCCTTCCATTTTCACGTTTTTATATATTTAGCATGCTATATGTCAATTATAATCAGTTTTTAAAAACTTAAAAATATTCTTGACAATGTGTATTACGTTTTTATAAACTTATATTGCAATTAGAAACTGCAAACATGGAGGAAAAGACTTGTGGCAAACTCAATTGAAAAAAACAATCCTATCAAACAACTAATTTTTGACGAATTAAAGCTAAATCCGGATTCCTTATCTCTTTTCTTAGAGGTATCTTATCTAATTCTTTTAAAGAATGACTACATCAAAAAGCCGAGTTTTAATCTAGAAGATTTTGATACTAATTATAAAGACAAGTGGGTTGAAATATCTAAACTAATTTCTAATTTTTCTGGCGATGAGCTCAAGAATCTTATCAAAGACATATTTTTTGATTTTGAAAATAGAAACTTTGATGTTCATTCCACGAAGCAATTAAACCAAATCGTCTATTCTTTGCTAGGATTAGATAAAACCGAAAATAATAAAATTATTGATGCGTTTTCTTCGAGGGGAGACTTTTTAATAACTGTCTTGTCTCCAGATTTTCAGGATGGTCAACTTCAAAATTGCATTTATGCTTGTAATTTAAACCGAAATAACGGTTATATTTCACGATTGATTGCCGATATTTTTGGTAACGGATCGACTGTGGTAGAGGTTATCGATGACGACGACTGCTTCTCCAATTTGTCTAATATTGAATTTAATAGAGCGAGGATTTTTGGACCTTTAGGAATTAAAAGTAAGGCAAGAACATTAAAAAGTAGCACTAGACTGTTTGATGAAATCCCGAACAAAACTATCCTAAATTCCGAATGGGAATATATCGATGCAATGTTTCAAAAAGACATCGTCGATTTTAGGGCTGTGGCCTTGGTCACTGGGAAAAACTTATGGGATTCTCAAACCGAGGCGTACAGAAAAAGCTTTATTAAGAGCGGATATTTAGAAGGAATTATCGAACTTCCACAAAAGGCTCTTCCAAATACTGGCGTACACCTGTTTCTTCTTGTTTTAAGTAATCAAAACAAACAGGTAAAATTATTAGATGCCTCTGAGCTCATTATTAAAAATAAAAATAGATTTAGCGAGTATGAGAGAGTTGCCAATTTGGATATCGGGGGTATCCTTGATCAATATTTCGACGATAGATGCGTCAAAAGTATAGAAGAGGTTCTAAGATTTAAAAACCTGACCCCCTCTATTACAAATGTAAAGAAAAAAGAAATACAAAATGGAGTTAGATTAAGCGATATCGCCTATGTTTTTACAGGGAATCAATACACCATAAAAAATTTTTCTGGCATGTTGTCAGATGTTGAAACCGGCTATTCGATACTCACTTCAAACGATATCACCGATTTTTATATCAACTTGTCTTCCTTAAGACACATAAACTATGGCGATGGAAAATTAGATAAATATGCTATTCAAAATGGTGATGTCATTGTCACAAGCAAATCATCAAAAGTAAAAGTTGGCGTTGTCGACTTTGAGCCAAAGGAAAGAATAATTGTTACCGGTGGAATGATTATCATCAGGCCTAACAAAGAAAAACTAAACCCTATCTATTTAAAGGCCTTCTTAGATTCTGAATTAGGTCAGCAAGAATTAAGGATGATTCAGAAAGGAAGCATTATCGTATCTATCAATGCAAAGGATCTTTCTAACATTGATGTCCCATATTTGGACATAAAAAAGCAAGAGCAGATAGCCAATAGTTATCAAAACAATGTTTCATCTTTAATCGCATTGAAAGAGGAGGCGAGGGAAATAGAAAATAAACTGAAAAATATTTTGGACGAAAGGAAGGCCGAATAATGGCTTATTCTACAAGTCAAATTGCTGAAATAAAAAGCCGCGCTCTCTCCGCTTTCAGACGAAGGCTCGACGATGCGTTTGATACAGATAGTGTCAACGAACTATTAGAGAGCCTTGGCATTGAACTCGAGGAAACTAACCAAGCTTATGCTTCTTACAGTAGAAGGACAAAGATATATGTTCTGGGCGAGCTAGCTGGAAGAAGAAAAGACTATGTTTTGGCGGCCAGAAAGTTAAACATTAATGAAGAAAATTTAGAGTTTTATGACTACTCTGACATGAAGTCGTTCAACACTGAGAAGTTGCGCTACTCACCATTTGTTTCAGATATCATTTGCGGGCCTGTTCCGCATAAAATTGAAGGAATTAGAGATTATTCAAGCATTTTGTCTTTAATGGAACATAATCCACAAGAATATCCAAAGGTATACAGAGCTATAGCAAATCGCTCTCTAAAACTTAGCATCAATAGTTTTAAACAAGGGATAATCCAATCAAGGCTAAGACAAAAAATCTCCCAGAATTCATAAAATATAGCAAAAAGTGCTATAAATGTGTATAATTGAATCTATAAAGTCTTTGAGGTGTTTTATGATAGTTGATAATTATCCATTAGCCATTAAGCAATTAAGAGAAAAAATGATGTTGTCCCAGCAGGAGTTCGCCAAAGTTCTTGGTGTCTCTTTTGCGTCTATTAATAGGTGGGAAAATGGTGTTCATGAGCCAACTATCAAAGTAAAAAGAAAGCTTCGCTCACTTTTTAATGAGTATGGCATAAAAATCAATTAGGAAGGTGGCCAGTATGACAGAAGAGGAAGTAAAACTTAACTTTATAACTCCTGCAATAGAAGAAGCTGGGTGGGTAAAAAAGCAAATCGCTATGGAACGACCTATCACAGCCGGAAAAATCGTTGTAAGAGGCAATGTTGCAAAAAGATTAAAAGTCTTAAAGCCCGACTATGTCCTTTATTATAAGGAAAACCTACCTTTAGCAGTTGTTGAGGCAAAAGACAATTACCACAGAGTGGGCGATGGCATGCAGCAGGCTTTGGAATATGCCGAAAAACTGGATGTTAGATTTGTTTTTACATCAAACGGAGATAATTTCCTTTTCCATGACAGAAAATTAGGAACCGAAGTCAACATAGAGCTAGACGAATTTCCTTCTCCCGAAGACTTATTCAAAAAACAATACGGTGATGAAATCGAAACCCACCCAAATTTGCAGAAGGTAATTAATGAACCTTATTACTTTGGTGAAGGTTCATATTCTCCTAGGTACTATCAGAGAATAGCAATAAACAAGACCGTTGAGGCAATAGCCAAAGGGCAGGACAGGGTCCTTTTGGTTATGGCTACTGGTACCGGAAAGACTTTTATGGCCTTTCAAATAATATGGAGACTTTGGAAATCCGGACTCAAGAAGAAAATCCTTTATTTAGCAGACAGAAATATACTCGTTGATCAAACAATAATTGGCGATTTTAAGCCATTCAAAAATTCGATGTATAAGGTCGAGCATAAGAAGATGGATACTTCTTACGAGATTTATTTATCCTTATACCAACAGCTATCTGAAAACGAAACTGAAGATTCACTTGCTTTATTGAAAGAAAGCTTTAAACCTGACTTTTTTGACTTGATTATTGTCGATGAATGTCATCGTGGAAGTGCAAGAGACGATTCCAATTGGCGCAAAATTCTAGATTATTTTAGTAAAGCTACTAAAATTGGTATGACTGCGACACCAAAAGAAACGAATGAGGTTTCTAATATTGATTATTTTGGTGAGCCGATTTATACATATTCATTAAAAGATGGTATTGATGATGGGTTCTTAGCGCCATATAGAGTTATTAGATATGCAATCGATACTGATGTCTATGGTTATCGACCTTCCAAAGGAAAAACTGATAAAGATGGAGATCTAGTTGAAGATAGGGAATACGGAATAAAGGACTATGACAAGAACTTAGTCATTGATGAAAGAACACAACTTGTAGCCGAAAAAATAACGGAATATTTGAAGAACACAGATAGGTTAGCCAAGACCATTGTTTTCTGTGTTGACATTGATCATGCAGAAAGGATGCGTCAAGCTTTGGTGAACCTGAATTCCGATCTTTGCGCGGACAATCATAGATACGTAATGAGAATTACTGGGGATAACGATGAAGGCAAAAAGCAATTAGATAATTTTATAGATAACAATTGCGTTTATCCTACCATAGTTACCACATCCAAATTAATGACGACAGGCGTTAACTGCCAAACCTGCAAAAACATCGTATTAGATAATATTTTTGGCGAAAATGGCATGACCGAATTCAAACAAATCATTGGTCGTGGCACGAGAATTGCCGAAGACTACGGAAAGATGTATTTCACAATTTTGGACTTTAGGAATGCCACGAGATTGTTTGCCGATCCTAAATTTAATGGTCCAGACATTCAGGATATCGATTATGATCCAGAATACCATAAGAACAAGAAACATGTAGCTGTTGTCACGGATGAGCCTGTCATTGATAGTGGAGACCCTGACAATCAAGTAAAGAAAAAAGTTTATATAAATAACGTTCAGGTTCAGCTTCTATCTGAAAGAGTGCAATACTACGATAATGAAGGCAAATTAGTAACGGAAAGTTTGAAGGATTTCACCAAGAAAAATATATTGAGAGACTATGCCTCTCTTGATGACTTTCTGCAATTTTGGACTAGTGACGAAAAGAGAGCAGCCATTATTCAGGAGTTGGAAGAAAAAGGCATATTCATCGAGGAACTAAGAAAAATGTATCCTGCTGATGTCGATGATTTTGATTTGATATGTGATATTGCATATGGAATCAAGCCTTTGACAAAAAGTGAAAGAGCTAAGAACAATAAGGTCAATGAAGTCTTGAATCATTATTCAAGTGAGTGCAAGGAAGTTTTAAATATTTTGCTTAACAAATATGCCAATGATGAGATTGATGACATTACTGACCAAAAAATTCTTAAATTGCCTGATTTCAATGAATTTGGCAGTCCAGTAAAGATTGCTCGAATGTTTGGCGGTTTGAATGGATACTTGCAGGCAGTACAAAGTGTTCAACATGCTTTGTATGCTTGATAAAAATAATGAGGAGATAGAACGATGGCAATTAATAATTTAGTTAAAAGAATACAAGATATCATGCGAAATGATGCTGGTGTCGATGGCGATGCCCAAAGAATAAGTCAGATGACATGGATGTTCTTCTTGAAGGTTTATGATGCAAAAGAAGAAGAATGGGAAATGCTCGATGAAAACTATAAAAGTTTGATACCTGGCGAGCTTAAATGGCGCAATTGGGCTATTGATGATCATAGTAATAACGTTATTACTGGCGATACTTTACTAAACTTCATCAATAATATCTTGTTTCCTTTTTTTAAGGGTAGAGAAATTGATTTGAATTATAAGAAATACCGTTTTGAGATAACTCCCGATACGCCTCTAAAGCAAAGGATAGTCCAATACGTCTTCGAAGATGCCTCTAACTATATGAAGGACGGCGTCCTTTTAAGGCAAGTTATAAACGTTATCAATGAAGTAGACTTTTCTGAATACAAGGAAAGGCACGAGTTCGGTAACATTTATGAAACTATTCTAAAGAGTCTTCAAAGCGCAGGAAACGCAGGCGAATTTTATACACCTAGAGCAGTAACAGATTTCATGGTGCAGATGATTGCTCCAAAGCTTGGGGAATCAGTGGCAGATTTTGCTTGTGGTACAGGTGGCTTTTTAACCTCAACACTTAAGTATTTAGAACCTCAGAGAAAAAGCGAAGAAGATGTCGACAAATACAACAATGCGGTTTATGGAATAGAAAAGAAACCTCTTCCGTATTTGCTTTGCATTACAAATCTTCTCTTACATGATGTTGATGAGCCAAAGATTTATCATATGAACTCGTTGGAGAAGAATGTCAGAGATTACAAAGAGTGTGATAAGTTCGACATCATATTGATGAATCCTCCATATGGCGGTTCGGAGAAAGACATTATTAAGAATAATTTTCCTGCGGAACTAAGAAGTAGTGAAACTGCTGATTTGTTCATTGATGTAATTATGTATCGCCTTAAGAAAAATGGTAGAGCGGCGGTTATTATCCCTGATGGTTTCTTGTTTGGTGAAGATAACGCTAAAGTCAACATCAAGACAAAGCTATTAAATGAATTTAATTTGCATACCATCATCCGTATGCCTCATAGCGTGTTCGCTCCTTATACTTCGATCACAACAAACATTCTGTTCTTTGAAAATACTCATTCAACTGAAGAAACATGGGTTTATAGAATGGACATGCCAGAAGGCTATAAAAACTTCTCTAAGACAAAACCTATCTTATTAGAACACTTTAAACCAGTAATAGAGTGGTGGACCAACAGGAAAGAATTAACTATCGATGGATTCTCAAAGGTAAAGAAATTCACAAAAAAAGAGTTAGAAGACAATCATTATAATTTAGACTTATGTGGCTATCCTCATGAGGAAGATGAAATACTCGATCCACATGATTTAATAAAAGAATTTAGGGAGAAAAGAGCTGCTTACAATGCTGAAATGGAAGAAACACTGGACAAGATATTGGAGCTTTTAGATGAAGACAATTAAAAACTTAACTGCTGATCAGATTAGAAAGTCAATTCTTCAATTGGCGATACAAGGAAAACTTGTAAAGCAGGATCCAAATGACGAGCCTGCCAGTGAACTTGTTAAAAGGATTTATGAAGAAAAGCAACGTCTAATCAAAGAAGGCAAACTCAAAAAAGATAAGAATGAGTCGTATATCTATAAAGGCGATGATAATTGCTATTATGAGAAGGTTGGTAAAAACAAAGTTATAAAATTAGAAAATCTACCTTTTGAAATCCCTGATAATTGGTCTTGGATAAGACTATCTTCTTTTTGTGATATTTATACAGGTGATAGCATCAACGAAAGCGATAAAAATAAACTATATAGAAATCGCCCAGAAGGTTATGACTATATCGGGACAAAAGATGTCAATTTTAACCACACTATAGTTTATGAAAATGGTGTAAAAATTCCTTACGACACGCAATTTAGAATTTGTCCTAAATCAAAAATACTTCTTTGTATTGAAGGGGGTAGTGCAGGAAGGAAAATTGCTTTTACTTCAAAAGATGTATGTTTCGGCAACAAATTAGCCTGCTTCAACTCATGTATCGTAAACGATAGATATCTTTATCTATTTTTGCAAAGCCCATTATTCTTTCAACTATTCAAAGACAAATTAACAGGAATTATTAGTGGTGTCAGTATAAATAATTTAAAACAGTTATTTTTGCCTTTACCACCTCTTGAGGAGCAAGAAAGAATTGTAGAAAAATTTAAATTTTGTGAACCATTATTAAGTCAATATGAATTGATTGAGCAAAATATAACCCTATTAGAAACTTCATTAGAAGAAAAACTAAAAGCATCAATTTTGCAGTACGCAATCGAAGGCAAACTAGTCAAACAAGATCCAAACGACGAACCAGCATCTAAACTTTTGGAACGAATACAAGAAGAAAAAGAAAAGCTCATTAAAGATGGCAAAATTAAGCGTGATAAACATGATTCAGAGATTGTGACTGGTGACGATAAGAATTATTATAGGAAGTATTTAAAATCGAGCGAAGTTATACCTTTAGAGATAACCCTTTTTAATATTCCATCTTCATGGAGATGGGCTACCCTAGGAGAAATTTCTAAGCAAATCTCCGATGGAACCCACAAGACTCCTAAATATGTTACGAGTGGTATTCCGTTTCTTTCAATTGCAAATATATCTTCAGAAAAATATGATGGGAAACCTAAATATATAACTTTAGAAGAGCATGAGCAGTTAATAAAAAGATGTAAGCCAGAGTTGGACGATATTTTATTATGCCGTATTGGTACATTAGGTAAACCTTTTATTAACAAGTTAAATTTTGAATTTAGTATTTTCGTAAGTTTAGGTTTGATTAAATTGATAGATAAAACATCTGTTCAATTCATAAAACTTGTTCTTGAATCACCATTATCTTATAAATTTATAGAAAAGGTAAAAGTAGGCGGAGGAACTCATACATTCAAAATTAATATTGAAGATATTCATGGCTTTCCAATTCCCATTCCACCATTTAAGGAGCAAACACGTATTATTGATCGATTAATGCGAATAAATGTTCTACTTTCTTAACAATTTTAAATTGCTCATTGTACGGAGGAACTATTATTGGATGATTAATTATTTTCTCTTTAGATATGTTAGATTGAGCTCCTCCTGCGCCTTTAACTATAAGTGTTTTCTTTTGTGACATTAAGTAATAGAAAAGATATTTGTAATTAACCCCTTTATAAACTATACAAGAGCAACAAGCTTGATTAGTAGTTGCAGGTATCCCAAGAATACCTAGTTTACCAATTGTAGCCCCATACATTGCTATAAGTATTGTATTAATTGGATTTAATCGCAATTTGCTCTTTTTAAATGCTTCTTCAGAAATATGTTCTGGAATATTTGTAACAATAGAATCATTTAAGTCTCCAGTTTTTAGCCACGGAATGTGCCCGATATAATTTTTGGAATCTGAGCGATTCGGTGTTGATCCAGCTTTCCAATCTCCAATAAAACCTAAATTTGTAATACACCAACTTTTCGGAATAGGCCAATTAACAATGTTCGCATAATAATTCCTCTAAGAAAGTACTTTAAGTATTGATTCAACCATTTTTACAATTAAATCTTGCTCTTTTAAAGAAGGGAAGGCTATTAGCGAATCAGATAACTGATTTAAGTAAAAACCTTTTTGAGCGGTACCTTTTGCATTTAATTGCATATATTTTTGAAATGAAGGGCTTAGGAAGAATAGTCGTAAAAATTGAGGGTTTATTAATGTAGTAATTACAGAGACACTTCTTTGAAAAGCAACTGGAATGACTTTATTTAATACAAAACAACGACCTAGACTTCCGACTGTTGTTAATAAAATATCATTTAATTGAATATTCGTTCTTTTGTTCTCATCAATGAATTGTTCTCTTGTTAAGTAACGAACAGAACTTAAATTTACTAGTCCATTATTATCAATATTCAAAGATGATAGCATCTTATATTCGCAGAGGTGGTCTATCCCTCTAGGCGGATTATGATTCCCATCGACGATTTTTATTGATATTGACGACAAGCAACATATACACCATTGTGATGGAGCATTTATGCCATAGCACGCATAATAATTCTTATCGTCACTTTGCTCGATGATAGAATCATTTTTATCTCGTTTAATTTTGCCTTCACTTATAAGTTTTTCTTTCTCTGCTTTTATACGTTCAAGAAGAACCGATGCTGGTTCATCATTAGGGTTTTGTTTAACGAGCTTCCCCTCGATTGCGTATTGAAGAATTGACGCCTTTAGTCTTTCTTCAAAATTGGATTCAAGTTGCGTTAATTGTCTTTCTAAATATTCGTAATTTTTTATCAATGGTTCGCAATATAAAAGTTTAGATTGAATTCTTAATTGTTCATTAAATGGTGGTATTGGAATAAGAATATTATTAAGAAAATTCATCGAAATATTATCATTTGTGCTTGTTATGTTATCTTTGACTAATTCTTGTATGTAAGGAGATTTAAAAACGTTTGCTAAATAATCTGACAGTTTATCTTTTGTTCTAATTAAGGCTACTCGTTGATTTAAGTAAGATGGCTCCTCTAATTGCTTGATGTATAACGATTTACCGACTGTACCACCAGTCATGCAAACGATAATATCATTGACTTCAATTTTAGATTTATCCATTTCACTAGAATAAGGATATCTTTTAATTTCTTTGCTTTTTATACCATTCTCATCAAAATCAGATATTCGAATAACTCTAATGCCTTCATTAGAGAAATTATTACTCTTAAAAGCATAACCGCCATTTAAATAACAATAATTTGATAATCTAATCCAAGTCCAATTATCAGGTATCTCAAAAGGCAGTTCACTAGTTATATTTTTAACTTCTTTGCCTATCTTCTCATAATAGCAATTATAAAAAGCAGTTCGGCAAACTAAATATTGCTCACTCATGAAAGGAGATTTTAATCATGGATGATTTTAAAGCATATTTAGTCGGCTTAAATTTAGCCACCAACACAATTAGCGCCTATCTAATTGCAGTGAAGAGTTATTTTTTGTTATTCACCGAAGTAACCAAGACCAACCTTTTAGCCTGGAAATCCGAACTTATTGAAAACTTTAAGGCAAAGACTGTGAATTTAAAAATACAGGCCATCAATAACTATCTTGTTTATATCGGAAAACCAGAATTAAAGATTAAGTCGGTGAAGGTTCAGCAAAGACTGTTTTTGGAGAATGTGATAAGCGATTCTGACTATGAATTTTTGAAGAAAAAACTAAAAAAAGAAAAAAATAAGCAATGGTATTTTGTCGTTCGATTTTTAGCAGCTACAGGCGCAAGAATTAGCGAATTGGTAAAAATAAAGGTGGAACATGTCAATAATGGTTTCATCGATATTTATACTAAAGGGGGAAAGATAAGAAGAATCTATATTCCAAAAGCATTAAGAAAAGAAGCTGTCGAATGGATTATCAATGATCTTAGAATTGAGACAGGCTATATTTTTAATAATAGGTATGGAAAAAGAATAACAAGCAGAGGCGTGTCTCAACAACTTAAAAAGTATGCTGTCAAGTTTGGCATAGATTCAAAGGTAGTGTATCCTCATTCATTCAGACATCGCTTTGCCAAGAACTTTCTAGCTAAATTCAACGATATAGCTCTTCTTGCTGATTTGATGGGGCATGAATCAATAGAAACTACAAGAATATACCTGAGAAAGACGGCTAGCGAACAACAAGCGATAGTAGATGAAGTTGTGACTTGGTAATTTTATTAATTTGAGTGAGCAATTACTTAAGGCATCGACCACTGGACGAATTATCTGGTGGTCTTTTTCTTATGCTCATTTTGAGGTTCGGTTGACGATGACCTTTCATTTTCTCCTTAGGTAGTGAAGGGAGACTTATTTGATGAGAAACACATTCAATAGTTAACGATAGCATTCATGATTTTCATCTAAGTGCTTAAAAGGGAATTAACAAAAAATAGCATAGGCACCCCCATCAAAACACCATCTTTTTCTCCAATATAGTGAAGGAGGAAAACTGCTCAAACAAATTTCAAACAGGTTCCATCTGAAGCTTTTCCCTTCCTTTATGAATTGAGGGGGGTAGTTTCACACCATGACTTGTAAAGGAAACGGAAATTATCTGTCATCAAAGTTCTAAAGAATATGAAAGAGAAAGTATCTCTCCTTCAAAAACATCGGTCGCTAGATTCTAGATATCCACAAGCTAGTGACCAATAGCATCAAACCTCTGTGGAAGGCGTGATGCAAAACTGAAATGGAAGACTAAACGGCCATTCTTTTTGCTCATGTCTTTTTATAGGGCGATCGACGCTTTTTAGCTCACTCCATTTCAGAAACGACGACTGAAACGGAGGAAATAGAAAGTGAAAAGACCGATAAAACTTATTCAGGCCGACGGAAGCATCAAAGAAGAATTTGTTGATGAAAAAGTCGCCGAAACATATGAAAGACTCAACCGAGAAGAGGAGAACGCCAACAGGAGATATAGATATCATAATCCCTTCTCTCTGGACGCTCTTGCTTATCAAGGAATGCTGTTCGCATCGCATGAAGATACGCCGGCTGAGCATTACGAAAAGGTAGAGGCACTGGAAAGAGTGGAAACGTTCAAAAGGACATTGACAGAAATCCAGCTGAGGAGGCTCGGCTATTTCGAGGAAGGCTTGAGCGAGCATCAGGTGGCTAGGATTGAGAAAGTACGCCTCAAAGCCATCCAAGACACAAGAAGACAACTGAAAAAGAAGGCCAGCGAGTTCTTTGATTTTCAACCAAACAAGAAAGGAGGGAAGCAAAATGGATAAGGCAACCGAAAGAGAGATAACGGAATATCGAAAAGCAGGTTACGGCTATAAAAAGATCGCCTCTCTCCTTGATATCTCTAAGAACACCATCGCTACCTTCTGCAAAAGGAATAATCTAGGCGCAGGCTCGACGAGCGACATGAAGTACTGCAAATACTGCGGGACGGCCTTCCTGACCGACAAAAACCACAAAAACAAAATCTTCTGTTCCATGGCTTGCCGAAACAGGTGGTGGAACGAACATCGATTCGAGGTCTACAAAGACAGATTAGTCACCAAAAACTGTCCTGTCTGCGATAAGGAATTCTCTTCTTATAGAAGCGCCAGGAGGAAGTATTGTTCCCACGCCTGCTATATCAAAGCCAGATGTCTCAAGCGGGGTGACGGCCATGAGTGATTCAGTCATCTATCAAGAAAATGTCAACGCGTTTCTTGTAGCGTTAAATCTGCTTAAAGCAATGGAAGACAAAGGAATAATCGATGCAGCTGATTTCAAGGTCTCATTGAGAGTTCTGGCAAACCGATACGGTATCAAAGCCAATAGCGTCTTTCGCATTTATGGGCTTGATATCTTGCCTCAGAAGAGCGATGTATGTAATAAAAAGGAGGTTTTTAAATAGCGATGAAAATAGAAAAAAGAAACGCAAAACCGAAATTGAAATCCAAAAAGCGAGTTGCGGCTTATTGCAGGGTATCGGTGGCCAAAGACGCCATGCTTCATTCTTTGGTGACGCAGGTCTCTTATTATCAAGACTATATCGCTAAAGATCCCGACTGGTTGTTCGCAGGAATATATGCCGACGAAGGAATAAGCGGCACCAAGGTGAACAGACCCGAATTCAATCGAATGATCGAGGACTGCAAGAAAGGCAAGATCGACATGATCATCACCAAATCCATCTCCAGATTCGCCAGGAACACGACCTACCTGTTGGAAACGACCAGGCTTCTGAAATCGCTGAATGTCGATGTCTATTTCGAAGAGCAGCGCATGCATTCTCTTTCCGATGATGGCGAGCTGATGCTTTCATTGCTGGCCGGCTTTGCCGAGGAGGAAGTCAAGTCGATGTCCAAGAACATCAGGTGGAAGGTCAACAGGTTCTTCGAGGAAGGCAAGGTCTGGGGAATCCATGACTTCTATGGGTACAAGAGAAACGGCGATACCTATGAAGTCGATGAGGGACAGGCCGAAGTCATAAGACTGATTTATGGACTGTATATCGATGAGGGCTTAGGAACTCACCAAGTCGCGAGAAGGCTTAACGGCTTGCATATTCCTTCCCCGCTTGGATTCAGATGGCAAGATTCTGTCGTCCGGAGAATCCTGACCAATATCACCTACACCGGCAATCTATTGCTGGGGCGCTACTCGAGGGGAATCAATCAATGTGACGGCTACAAAAGAAACAATGGTGAATATCCGATGTATAAAGTCGAGGATAGCCATCCGGCCATTGTTTCGCTTGATGCCTTCAACAAAGCCCAGGACAGACTCCTTATTGCGGGCAACAAATACCGTCCGCATTCAAAAGGCAGCAATTTATCTATCTTCACTGGCTTGATACGCTGCGGAAGCTGCAACAAGAACTACATCAGAAAAAGGAACAAACATAGGACTTATTGGATTTGCAATTCGTTCAGCACCAAGGCATGTATCGATTGCGATCAGTCCTTGTCGTTAAGGGAAGACACACTGTTTGATCTGGCTTCAGAAGCGTTGGGCGTAGATGTCGATAAGCTCACCAGGGAGCTGCTTCATGAAAGGCTGGAAAAGATAGTGGTCCATAAATCGAAGGATATCGATTTTGTTTTCGCGGACGGAAGCATCAAGACGCTTCATTTCGAGTTCAAGTCGAGAAGGCTCTCATGGACGCCAGAGATGAAAGAGGAAGCCAGGAGAAGGGAGATGGAAAGACTGTATGGAAAAGGTAGTAACCAGAATTGAACCCACCATCAATCCTTTGACCAGGCTTCCTCAGGGCTGTTGGAGAAAAAGGAGGGTGGCTGCTTACGCACGCGTATCCACCGACCAGGAAGAACAGCAGACCTCCTATGAGGCCCAAGTGGACTATTACACCAATTACATCAAAAGAAGGCCCGATTGGGAACTCGTGGGCGTCTACACGGACGAAGGCATCAGCGGGACCAACACCAAAAGGAGGGAAGGCTTCAAAAGGATGATAGACGATGCCCTTGGCGGCAAGATCGATTTGATAATCACCAAGTCTATATCCAGATTCGCCCGCAACACTGTCGATAGTTTGGTGAATATCAGAAAGCTCAAGGAACACAACGTCGAATGCTATTTTGAAAAGGAGAACATCAATACGTTCGATTCCAGAGGCGAGCTTCTCATCACCATCATGTCCTGCTTGGCTCAAGAGGAATCCAGGTCCATTTCCCAGAACATCACTTGGGGACAGAGGAAGAGATTCGCCGACGGAAAGGTTTCGATGCCATACAAGTCTTTCCTGGGATATAAAAAGGGAAGGGATGGAAAAATAGAAATCGACGAAGAGGAAGCCAAGATCGTGAGACACATCTATTTTGACTTCATGTCGGGGGCGACCTTTTCCGGCATCGCCAAAGAATTCAACGGCAAAGGAGTGAAGACACCGACCGGCAAGGGAAGATGGACCTCGAACAGCATACTTTCCATTCTCCAAAACGAGAAATATAAGGGGGACGCTCTTCTTCAGAAGCGATTCGTCGTTGATTTCCTGGAGCATAAAACCAAGAAGAACGAAGGCGAAGTGACCCAATATTACGTCAAGGACTCTCATCCTGCCATCGTCCCCAAAGAAGACTGGGAACTGGTGCAGGTTGAAATCGCCAGAAGAAAGAATCTCAGATACAACTACTCCAAAAAGAACCCTTTCCTAGGGAAGCTCGTCTGCGAAGATTGCGGTGGCTATTATGGAAGGAAGATCTGGCATTCAAACGATGCCAAAAGAAGAAAAGAAGTCCTCCAATGCAACGACAAGTTCAAAAGGAAATGCAGAACGCCCACTTTGAACGAGGATGAAGCCAAGGCGATGTTTCTCAAAGCCTACAACTCAATGTTTGTCAATAAAGAAAAGACGGGTTCTGATATCGAGTTTGCCAAAGATAGACTGACTGACACAAGCGATATCGATATCAAGATTGCCAAACTGAACGCCGAATTGGAGAAGTTGACCAAGGAAATAGAAACGCTCGTGAAAGAAAACACTAGGACTGTCAAAGACCAGGAGATTTGGAAGAAAAAGTATGCAGAACTAGAAGATTCTTATAAAAACAAGGTTTCTTCGCTTGATGAGCTGACGTTAAAAAAGAAAGAAAAGATCCTAAAAGGAAACAGGATCGATGCTTTCATAGAACTAATAAGGAAAGGCGAAACATTGACTGAATTTGATGAAAGAATATTCAACTTTGTCTTGGATAAAGCAATAGTTCATAAAGATAAATCAATAACGTTTATATTCTTATCCGGACATGAAGTAACGATAATGACTAGGGAGTAAAATCTCTAGTCTTTTAAATCTAAAATAGTCAAATTACGTAAACATTTGTCTAATCGTGTTTTTAGAATTAGTAATATAATTGATCTCTATTTACTTTTTTGGACTATAAAGTATAAAATAATATTGTTGCTTGAGGTAGTGGTATGAAGACAAAATTATTCGAACGATTAGTTACTAAGTTTTCCATTAAGGTTAATGATTTAGCTAAATATTTAGATATTTCAAAAGCAACTATCTATAACTACAGAAATTTAGATAGTTTTGAAGAAATACCTAATGATAAGAGAATGAAAATCTTGTATCTCTTTGGTAAAAACACAACCGAAGAACTAGAACTAATTTTAGATGAATCCGATGCCGATATTTTAGCTAAATATATTAATAGAATTAATAGTATCCTTAATGAGAGCATTAATAACAAAAAAGAATCTTTAGTTTCTATTGAATCATTGACTTCAAATGTCTCTGCTTTAGCTGAAGAAAACGCGGTGCTAAAAAAGCAACTAGCAACTTTATCTAAATTTGGAGATCTTGATGAATTTACTAAAAATACAATTCTTGAGAAGGTCGCTGATATAGTTAAAGACGCTACTATTCCAGAAATTCATCAATTCCTAGAATATCTTTCAATCTATGAAGGATATATAAAAAACTTTAAAAATAGATAGTAAAGGCAGGTAATAATGGCATATTTGTTTTTATCGTTTTGTGAGCATTTAGAGTCAAACTCATCATTAAAAAGTGAATTCTATAATCTTTCTTTAACCAAACAATTTGAATTGCTCCAGAAAAGATTACCTCTAGATAAACAAACGTCATCTTTTAGAAGTTTTATAGAAACATGTTTTCCTACTGGATTAATTAAAAAATATTACATTTCGTGTCCTAATTTTTTAAGAGAAAGACACCAATCATCTGATGGAAAGCCTACATACTTAAATAATGTTGTTATTAGGCCTGAATTAACTCTTAAGATGAAATCATTTCTTCCTGATAACCAAAATATTATCTTAATTGGTGATATTTATGAGGGCGGAAAACTTAAAATGCTTCAAGTTAAAGGAATGCAATTTATTGATAAGAATATGCAGTCTCCTAATGATATTGTTGCTTCTTTAGCTGCTTGTAATGAATTTGTAAAAAATTTGTGGACGATCCCAAATGTTGAGTACAGCAATACTTACTTTACTCCTAATAAAGTTAATGAAATCATAAGAAATTGCTATACGATTAGTAATCCTGCTCATGTTCGTTCTATTTACGATGAATGGCATAAATACATTGATTTTCGCAACTACTATTTAGAAGAACAATCAAAACGTCATTTTTTACTAGATTCAATTGAATGCATCGATTCTTATGCTATTAACAGAAAAGACTATAAGATGAATGCTTCAGTTTATGAAGAGTACTTATTAAATAATGATAAAGAATTTTCAAAAAGTGAAATGGTTATCATTTCTGAAAAAGTAGGAAATGCCGAACCCTTACCTTTAATAAGACTTAATATTGATAGAAATAGAAAGGCCTTCGAAAGTGCAAAAGTATCGAAACGTGGGAAACTTATTAACGAAGAAGAAATGAAAATTCGTTCTTTATCTTGTGATAATGTCTTTATAACCACTAAAAATCCTAACGAAGCTTTTCCTAATGGAAAAATTCCATCAATTGGAGAACTTTTAAATGTTGGATATGCTTTGGGCGATCGTTTTAAACTAACTGTTAGCGATATTCTTCCTATTGAGCATTTAGAAGAGCTTGATGCTGAGTATGCTCAAAGAATTGTTAATGCCAAAGATGATATCGACTCTAAATATAAAAAGATTATTGCAGATGAGCTTAAATCATCTGTACAGGCTTTTGAAAAGGAAGAAAACAATAGAATTAATTGCTTATTAGTTTTAAAAGAAGATGAACTTAATAAGTCATTAGATTTTGATGTAAACGCTAATAGTGATAATGAAATTATTAAAAAGATAGAGCAAATTGAAAAAGCAATTAGAAAAGATATACGAACAAAAAATAAGCAAAAGGAAGATGAATCTAAAGATGATTATCAAAGTAGAATCGTTCAGCTTATTAATGAAGAGATAAGCAAAATTGATGTTAGAGCCTTTTATGTTGAAAGAAATAAGAATGTTTTAAAAGTATATCTAAATAAATTAAAAGTCGAAAGCGAAGGTAAAATTAGCTTTTTTACTAAACAAAGACAAGCTGAACTTAACAATAAATATAAAAATGATATTCTTAACGAAATAAGAGATGCTGAACATAATCTAAATGAAGAATTAGCCCAAGCAAAAAAGCAAGTAGAAGAAGATGAAACAATAAAGCGTTTTTCACTCTATTTTAGAATTAATGAAACTACCGATGCACTAACCAAAAAGCAAAAAGATACTATCGTCAAGTGCAAATACATTATCTACGATAATAGAGCCGAATCAGCTAAGATAAGAAGACAATCTTTAGCACTCGATAATTTCTATTCGGGATATGTTAAAAACCCATATTTATCGACCTATTTATTTAATCCAGACACTTTGCCTAAAATTACTACTTCAAATTATGAAAATTGGACATGGTATTTGGAATCGCTTAATGAGAAACAAAAAGAAGCGGTACGAAAAGCTGTTACAAGTAATGGCATATTTCTATTACAAGGTCCTCCAGGAACAGGTAAAACTCAAGTTATTGCCGAAACTGTAGCTCATCTTGTTAAGCAGGGTAAGAAAGTTTTAATATCTTCAGAAACACATAAAGCCATTGATAATGTTTTTGAGCGTCTACCTAAAATTCCTGAGATCGTTCCAATTCGTTTGATCCCTTCTAATAATAAAAAGAAAGGTAATAACGATTATGATCCTTCTTTTTTGGTAGACAATTTCTATGAAAATATCAGTTCAAATTTAAAGAAAACGATTGAAAGATATAAAAACTTTAAGAAGAATAAAGAAGAATTTGATGAACGCTTTAATAAATTAAACTTACTTAGAGCTAAGATAGAAAAGAATCAGTCATTATTAGATGAAGCTAATAAAGAAATTTCTCTTTTAGATGAGCAAGCAAAAAAACTTAAGCAAAATAATCAAAATTTACAAGATGATATTGAAACAACCAGGATAAAACTCGACAATTTAAAGAGAACAAAAAAACACATCGAGAAAAATAGTTTGAGGCTTGATGAAGATATAGATCAAACCATTATTCTTAGTCTTAGCAAAAAGTTAGAAGAGTTATTTAAAGATAAAAATGAATTTCTAAAGATAGATGATTTAGGTAGTTTTGTTAACAGCATCTTTAGACTTAATGAGACCAAGCTTAAAGAAGAACTAGAGCAGATTAACCCTGAATCAGTTAGAACAAGTTTAGAAATTAAACGTCAGCAATTACGTAGTAAATTTTATGAGATGACTGATGAGTTTGGCGATGCTAAAGATGAGGCTAATAAAGGGGAAGTCGATGCTCTAAAAAAAGAACTGCGTGAAATAGCAAATCAGCTTAATCAAAATAAAACTGAATATTCATTCTCTGACTTATCAATTGCAAAAATCTTTAATACAAACTTCTTACTTCAAAATTTAGATTCTATAAGTGATTTAATTAACGAAATTAAGATAGAAATTAATGATTTGAAGAATGAATCTTTATTAACTCTTGCCGAAAAAACAAATGAGGCAAAGCAATATCTTGATTCTTTAGAGCGTAAAAACTTTGACGTTAATGAACAAATAAAGGGTATTAATCAAAAAATCATTGACATTTATGATAGAAGTGAAATCACTGACATTCAAGAAAGCAAAAATCAATTAACTAATGGCATTAATAATTTCTTTAAAGAATTCGAAATTAGTGAACCTTATTTAACTGAAGATGAAGCACTAAATATCATTCATGATAAATGGCTTGAACTTGAAAACGATTATTCAAGGAAAGAAACTGAAAATAAGGAGAAAATACCGGTTTACACAAAGATTGCTAATTATCTTGAGTCAACTGAAGTAATCGAAGCCGATAGAAAGATATACACTAGAGATCTTTTTGAAAACGCTAATGTCTTTGGGATTACTTGTACATCAAATGATAGATTTAGTAGCAAGAATATTAATTCATTAGGTGAATTCAATATAGATGATATTGATTTAAAATTCGTCGGGATTGATGTTGTAATTATTGATGAAGTTTCTAAATCTAGTTTCATCGACCTTTTAATTCCTATTTTGTATGGGAAGACTATCATTTTAGTTGGTGACCATCGTCAGCTTCCTCCAATGTATGAATTTTCTAAGTTAAGAGAAGATGACTTCAAAGGCTTAGATGAAAATATAATTAACCCTGATATTAACAAGAAATTTACAGCACTTTATGAAGAATGTTTCTTTAAAACACTATTTGAAAAGATTTCAGACGATTATAAGACAATGTTAGTCAAACAATATCGATGTCATGAACAAATCATGGATGTCTTTAATCATTTTTATCAGGATCAACTTAGAATTGGTTTTAGTGGCCAAAATAATTTAAAGCAACATAACATAAAGTTGATTTCAAATGGTCGAAACATTATCGAACCATCAAAGCACATCTATTTTGTTGATTGCAAAAAAACTGAAACTCATGAGCAAGATTCAACCTCTATCTATAATAGTGGCGAAGCTAAAGTTACAGTTGAGTTAATTAAGAAAATAAATAAGTACTTTAAAGATAATCCTAGTAAAGAAAAGTTAAGTATTGGTGTTATTGCTACTTATGGCGACCAAGCTCGAAAGATTAAAGAGTTACTTAAGAGCGAAAGAGTAAAAACAGATGCTTTTAATACTAGCAAAGAAAAAATGATAGTAAGCACTGTTGATGATTTCCAAGGAGATGAACGTGACATCATCATTTTATCGATGGTAAGAAATCCTGAAAATCCAAATAAATCTAACCCTGGTTTTATCTTAGCTTATCAACGTATTAATGTTGCTTTATCTAGAGCAAGAAGGCTTTTAATTGTTGTTGGCAATAGAAAATATCTCGAATCTAAAGGTGTTATAGATCTTCCTGATATAAATGGAAAAGGCAATGATAGACATAATTTTAGAGTCTTTGAAGAAATTATTGGCACCATCGAACATGAAGGAAAAGTAATTGATGATACTGATGTGTTAGAAGATAAGGAGAACAAGATATATGCCTAAGTTTAAGCTAGAAACGTCTTTTCAATTTCCGTTTTTTAAATTTAATGAACTTGTTTCTTATACCGAGGTTAAAAAACCTACCGGGTTAGCTTATATGATTCTTGTTCTTTTAAGCGAATCAAAAGATAGAAACTTATTAATTTCTCAAGTTTTGAATAATTTTAATGTTCCATCTTCTCTTCACTATATCTTTGCTGATACTATTTTAGACCTAATCAATCAAGGTATTTTAGATACTATCGAAGGTAAGGCTTTTATTAAGTCAAATTTTAACGAATATAGAATTAGGGATATTGCATTTACTGAAAAAGGCACAAAAATATTTAAAGAAGAAGCTATTCCTACTGGGACTATAAAAGAAGCCAAAATACCAGTTTTTTATAATATTGCCTTAAATGAACTTTCTTATCGCATTGATGATTTAGAACCTAAGCCACTTATGGATAGTGCAATTACTGAAGAGTGGATTAATGGTTTTTCATTAAATAAAAGTATTGAAGATTATCTTAATCTAACTAAAGGAACTAAAATTCCTATCTTTGAAAATGGTAAAAAAGTTAAAGATGAATTAATTAAAAAAGAAGAAGTTATTACTAAAGTTGGAGAACTTTTTAAAGAAAATTGGACCGGAAAATATGATTGTCTAATTGGCTTAGATAACGCTAATGTAACTTTTAGCTTTGATAATCCTATTCTCCAAAAATTCTTTGATAAGTTTTATACCATTGAGATGATTAATAAAGCTATTAGTTATAAAACAAAATTTAACTTTGATTCAGCCTATGCTAATAATCTGAAGTTAACTGACTATTTAGATCAGCTTGATAGTGTAATTATTCCTAAAGACTTGAAAAATATCTTAAACAAAAAATATGAATTAGTAATAACTAAAGGAAACTATAAGAGCCAAGATAATAATTTAAATATTGTAACAAATAAAGAATTAACTAGTTACTCATCAAATTGTGAATTCATAACAATTGATAGAAGTGGTGAAAGTTTTTCATATATACCAGGAATATTTGCTTTTAATAATGGTGATAAAGGTATTACTAATATTCCTTTGGTTATAAAAGAAAAAGTTCCTCAATTTGAAATTCAATCAATAATCAGCTCTTATATTGTGCACAATTTGAAAGATTTTAGTTTAGATAACTATTCAATGGTAATCAGATTATGCGATATTGCTGATGACTTTAAAATTGGACTAGATGTATTAAAAGGCTATTTAAAAGATTCTCCGGAAGATAACTTAGTTTTATTGAATAGTATTAAAGATATTTCATTATCTACTCCTGAAATCTCTAATAAGTTTAAAGAAATAGTAAATTTAAACTACGATGCATACTTTAAATTGTTAGGCAAAAATAACTTAGAAACATTTCTAAAAATTACATCATGGATTCCTAAATTGTTAAATCTAAAAGAAGATGAGACTTTAAAAAGAATGGATCGAGCTTTAATTGCTGGTGGTGTAGATACTCTTTCAACCTATGAACTTTTAGTTAAATATAACTTCAATAAAGAACTTGCATCCTTATATTTTAATCCAGTACCTGAAGCTTTAAAAAAGCGTAATTCTAGTGACAAATCAATAAATGACCTTATCAACTTTGATAGTAATTTAAAAAGTTTAAAAAATATTACTCAAATAAAAGATCTTAAAGACTACATTTTTGATGAAGAAAAAGTTGATAGAAATATATTTAAAAACACCTACTTAACAGCAAAAAAGTTGCAGAACTCAATTCAAATCTTTAAAAATGTCAATGAATATTTATTCTATGAGTATGATAATTTCATGACTATTTTCGGAAAAATTAATGATGACTTTAATATGCAAGAAGAAGCTCTTAAGAATCCTAATAAAATAAGTGAAAAATTAATATCGGATAAAATTGATAGAGGCGATTACCAATTCGTGTTTGTTAATCTAGCGACAAAATTAGAGAGTATTCTAAAGACTAAATTCTCTTTAAATGGGAAACTTTCTGACATGTTAAGCGAAGCTAGAAAGAATAAGCTGATTGAAAGAAGCGTTGCTACTGATTTACATCATTTTAGAGAAAATAGAAATGCATATGTTCATCCTGAAGATCGTTCTTCAGACTTTAAAGTTGAAGATCTTAGAAGGTGGAATAGTGAGATATTTGAATTAGGGAAAAAGGAGGAAAAGGAGTAATGAGCCAACAAGTTATAGTTGATTATCAGGGTGTAAGTATTCAGTGCGCAGCACAGTGCGAAGCAGCTGTTCACTCTTTATGTAGAATTGATAAAGTTTTAAAGAGAATCAATGATACAGCAGGTTCTTTGATTAATACTAAAATTAGAGAATATGAGCAATATTTATTAGAGAGCAAAGAAAAAATTAGCAATGAAATCAATGTTTTTAAAAGAATGCTTGAAAAATATAAAGAAGTTAGAGCTTATGCAGTCAATAATCATAGCTCTGAGTATCAAGAGTTTTTAAAAATGCATTCGACAATGAACGCTGAAACAGTAAAACTCACTAATCTAGTTAATGATTTAACAGGTTCTAAGCTAGCGGTTATTGATGAAATGATTAATAGGGAGCTCATGGAAGCTGGTAATAGAAGCGCAGAAAGCTTAAGAGATAAGGCCAATGGTGTAATCGATATCTTTAGCGATCTGCTTGACAGGATAAATGAAATTGATGATCTTTCTTTAAGAGAACTCGTTTATGAAGAGGCAATTAAGGAAGAAAATAAATCACTATCTTTCAAAGAATTACTTAATAAAGGCAAATCAAGCTATGATTCATTACTATACGAAAAACAAGGTGAAATCATTAACTCTTATAAAGAAGAGCTTAAAGAACAAGGTGTTTCAGATGATGTACTTAGTAGTGTAAGCTCTATAGATGAAGCGAATAAGGTTGTAAATGAAGCAATAGTCGGAGAAAAAGTTAGAAAAGAGACACTTAAAATTATTATTAAAGCCATTAAGGATAGAGGATTTGTTGTTGATACTAAACACAATCTAAAAATCGATAAAAATAAAAATATAGTTAAGCTTGTTGCGTTAAAAGCTAGTGGTCAAGTTGCCGAATTTGAAATTCAGTTAAATGGCAAATTCATGTATCACTTTGATAAGTATGAAGGTCAAGCTTGCAAAAAGGATATCACCCCATTTTTAGAAGATCTTAAGAATATCTATGATATTGATATAACTCATGAAGAAGTAACTAGGAGTAATCCTGATAAGATTCAAACTCAAAAATATCAATATATTAATAAAAATAAAGGAACTAACTAGGAGGAAGGTTTATGTCTTTACAAAATAGCTTTAACAAAATTAGAAGAAATGCTGGTATTAAAAAGTGTGTCATTATTGACGGAAATATTGGTGATGTTTATCTGGACGAGAAAAAGAAAATTGTCACCTTAAGAGAATATCTCGAGCAAATGTTTAAAGAGATGAATTATCAAGATATTATTTACTGGGATAGAGTTGAAGGAGCGACTGGGTCAGTAAATGATTTAACTCTTACAGATGAAGTTAATGTTAGTGGTGATAGTTATGATTTAGGCGATGATGAAGGGGGAAAGGAAACTACTGTTCAGCAAGGCTTATTTAAAACACCTGCTGAAATCATGAATGTTATCTATAAGAACATCATCGACAAAAAGAAAAAAGTCGCTTTTATAGTTAATTGGTCTGAATACTTATTTAGCACTAATGGATTATCAGAAGACGAAAGACAAAATATTACACTCTTAGGGAAAGCAATCAAAGATAGAAAGGTTGATTATCTCAATAGTGATTGCAACGAAAGTGTTGTCGTTATGATTTTAAATAAGGCTTCTAGTTTGCCTTTATCTTTTTATCAAGGAAATCCAGAAGTTGAAATAATCACTCTTCAAAAGCCTGATAGAGAAGAAAGAAAACAAATGATTCAAAAAGTAGAAGATTCTTTCGATGTTAAATTAAAAATTGGAACAACTTCTTTATTAGATAACGAGAATATTGAATGTATCGATATGCTTGAAGATTTTACTAATCGTGAGATTATTCAACTTTCAAGAATGTCACGTAAAGAAGAAAAAATGTCATTTGATAAGCTTTTCTATCTCTTTAAATATGGTGAAAAGGAGAATCCTTGGGAAAAACTTGAATATTCTAGAGTTAAAAACATTAAAAAAGAGTTATCTGATAGAGTTGTAGGACAAGATGAGGCAATAGCTAAAATTGAAAAGACAGTTGTTAAAGCTTATATGGGCCTTTCTGGACTTCATAAGACATCGTCTAGATCTATGCCTAAAGGCGTATTTTTCTTTGTGGGTCCTACTGGTGTCGGCAAAACTGAATTATCAAAAGCCTTAGCAAAATTCTTATTTGGTGATGAGCAAGCTTGCATTAGATTTGATATGTCAGAATACGCTCAAGAAAATAGTGATCAAAAATTAATTGGAGCCGCTCCTGGATATGTTGGATACGAAGAAGGCGGTCAACTAACCAACGCTATTAAAGAGCATCCTTTCAGCGTTGTTTTATTTGATGAAATTGAAAAAGCAGCTAAACCAAACCCACGTATTCTAGATATTTTCTTACAGATATTAGAGGATGGAAGATTAACTGATTCAAAGGGTGAAACTGTTTATTTTAGTGACACCATTATCATTTTCACTTCAAACTTAGGAGCTAATGAAGTTCAAGCGAGTTCAGATAAAGAAGGCGTAGCCAAAGAATTCATTAAGATTGTTAAAAACTATTTTGATAACGAACTTAAAAGGCCTGAATTATTAGGCAGAATAGGGTACAACAACATTGTTCCTTTTAACTTCATTCAAGATAGAGAATTCCAATACAAGATTTGTAAATCTAAGATGAAACCTATAATTAGAGGAATTGAAGAAAAATATAAGCTAGAACTTGAATTTGAAAAAGAAATGGAAGCTATCGACTATATTCTAAAAGGTGTTGATTCATCAAAAGGCGGCCGTGATATTTTAAACGCTATTAATGATAGACTCTTAGATCCTCTCTCAATGTATTTATTTGATAATAAGGAAGATTTAAGAGCTATGCGCGGTTCCAAAGTAGTGGCAAAGGTAAGCAAAGATGGATTTAACTTTGAATTTTCAGATTAAATTTAATGTTGCCTATATCAAACTATTAACTAAAACCGAAGGTCCTTTTAATCGCTGTTGTATTTGGTTTCAAGGTTGTAATATTCATTGTCAAGGATGCTGCAATAAAAGCCTTCAAGCTCTAATTCCAAATCATATTTTAGGAATCGAAGAGTTAGTTAATATCGTCAAGGATGCTAAAGAAAAGTTTAATTTGGAAGGCATTACTTTAAGTGGTGGAGAGCCATCGTTACAAAAAGGGCTCAAACACTTTAATGATGAAATTCATAAATTAGGACTTGGGATCATTATGTTTTCTGGAAAATATAAAGATGAATTAGATTGTGACTTAGTTAGTTCTGTTGATTTATTAATAGATGGCCCATTTATTGAGTCTAAATTAGATAACCAAAGACTTCTTTTAGGTTCAAAAAATAAACATCTTAATTTCATCACTGAAAGATATAAGAACTATGAGCAATACTTTTATAATTTAAAATCCCTAGAGGAAGTGACCGCAGAAGACTATATTTTTATTAATGGCGATTAATTCGATGCTATTTAAGGGTGTCTTGTAATTGTTAAGGGTGTTCAAAAGTATCAAACTTGCTCTAGGAAGACAAACATGTGAAATTCCTCTTCCTTAATCATCTCAAATCGATGATAGCGAAGAGGTTTTTTATATATAAATCAGTCTAAAACGACGAATCTGGTAGCGACTTTCTCCTCGAACTTCTCGTCGTGATC